TACGTTGACTGTTGAGATGGCTACTTACCGTCAAGCCCTGCGTGACATCACTGATACATACCAGTCGCTAGACACTGTTGTCTGGCCTACTAAGCCAGAATAAGGAGTAAATTATGGCAAATTACACTTGGGATTTCCCACAAATCGACACAGCCCCATCAGAGGGTTCTTTAACAGATGTAGCCAAGTCAGTACACTGGCGGCTGACAGCAACGCACGACAGCGCAACGAATGACGAAGGCCAGCCGCTTTCTGTCAGTGCATATGGTAGTGCTGGTGTTGGCGATGCTAATGCCGACAGCTTCACAGCGTTTGACAGTCTCACACAGGAACAGGTAAAGGGCTGGGTGCTGGCATCACTAGACAAGACCGAAGCTGAATTACAGGCGATGCTTGACCAGCAGTTAGACAACCTAATTACGCCACCGATTGTGGGCAAACTTCCAGCAGGGTGGTAACAATGGAAATGGGTTTCTTAGCTGACGTTCTAATAGGTGTTATAATCGGTGGTGGTGCTTGGTACATCAATCACCTGACCGCTAGGATTAACCGTCTTGAGGAACGCATCAATTCTACGAGAGAAACTTTCATCCACAAGGATGAGATGTCTACAATGATGGGTCGCATTGAGGACAGGTTTGCTAGGTTAGAAGACTTGCTTCACAGGCTTATGGAAAAGTGAGCCAGTTTCTTGTCATCTTTGTTATCCTGACGCAACAGATGACATTTGTTATTAAGCCTTACGAATTAGATTATTGCCCCAGCTACGAAGAAGCAAAAGCGAATATGTCACATTTATACCAACAATATGATGTGGGGTATTGGTCGTATCAGTGTTTCAATCGAGGCAGTAATGTGTGATGTCAAAGTTTGTAGTGGCATTTTCGTTAGTGATGTATCTGGGGACAGGTGATGACCGAAGACCTGTTGATACAAATCTCAGATTTTATAATGTGGATGATTGTCTTTATTTTGCATCTCGTTTGGCTCAGCGACACGGTAACTATAGCCATATAGATTTTATTGACCCAAGAGACAGGGTTACGACATACTGTTTACCTAAAGCATACGACCCTAGCTTGGTGGAGATATTTTGATGCTTGCTGAATTGAGTGCCGCTAATGCCGCCTTTGCTGTCATCAAGCAAGCGGTGACTAATGCTGGTGATGTAGCCAAGGCTGGCTCTGCGCTGATGTCTTTCGCCACAGCCAAGGAAGACTTGGAAAAGAAACTGCGCGGCAAGAACAAGGCCGCCGCAAACCAGTCAGACCTAGAGGCTTTCCTAGCCCTAGAACAAATCAAGCAATACGAGAAAGACCTCAAAGAAATTATGATTTATACAGGCCGCCCCGGCTTGTGGGCAGACTGGCAGGGGTTTCAAGCTGAGGCTAGAAAGGAACGCCGCGAGGCAGAGCTAAAGGCAGAGCGCCGTAAAGAGTTTATGGCTGAGATTGTTGTTGGCTTTCTGGCTACAATAATATTTATTGGTATTGTTGGAACGGCGGTTTATGTACTCAGAGGCTAGATGATAACAGCCACAACTACTGGCTTGATCGGCGAACACATCGCGGCGGCTTCGATCCTGTCGATGGGGTGGCGTGTCGGTATGGCACAGCAAGACAGTGTGGATCTGCTGGCTTGGAACAACAACACATATGTCCGGGTTCAAGTTAAGTCTGCCAGCCCATATGAATATAATAAGGGCGGCTATCAATTCCAGCTAGGCTCTGGATCTAAGTCAAAGAAATTGCCATCCATCCAGCTATTCGATATGATTGCGCTGGTCGCTGTCGATCAGCGCCGGGTCAAATATCTAGCCACGGAACAGGTGCAACAGTTTACCAAGCGATGCACCCGGCGGTGGTTTGAAGATCTGGAAAACGAAATCGACAGCTTTAATTATGCGATTGAAATCATCGAGGCGCGAAATGGATTGGTCAAGGTATCCTAATTTTAGTGAGGATGAGTTTAAGTGTAGTCATACTGGTAAGTGTGCAATGGATAGTGGCTTTATGGATAAGCTACAGGCATTGCGCTCAGAGCTTGCTGAGGCGATGACAGTGACGTCTGGCTATAGAGACACCAGCCATCCTGTTGAGGCCAGCAAGGGGCGTCCGGGGACGCATACACGCGGCATTGCTGTGGACATAGCGTGTGACGGTCAGCAGGCGTATCGGATTATGGCGCTGGCAATGAAGCACGGTTTCACTGGCATCGGCGTCAGCCAGTCTGGCGGCGGTCGGTTCTTACATTTGGATACGTTCACTGGTGGGCCGCGTCCGAATGTCTGGAGCTACTGATGTCAGCCAAAGACATATTGGAATGGAAGATACTGCCGCGTCTAATGATGGCGATTATGACGCTGATGAGTTGGCGTTGTGCCGAGTGGTTTATGAAATTGGAAGACCCAACAGCCGCACAGTCAGCCTTTGTCAGCGTTGTAATGGGCGCTATGACAGGTGCGTTTGGTATTTGGATGGGAAATGAGGCAAAGAAATGATTGATTTATTAGTCGGCCCTATCACCGGGCTATTGGATAAGTTTATTGAAGACAAGGATCAGAAGGCACAGCTCGCTCACGATCTCGCCACAATGTCACAGCGTCATACGCAAGAGCAGATCTTGGCGCAGTTGGAAATCGCCAAGCAAGATGCCAAAGGTAATTGGTTTCAGTCGAGTTGGCGCCCATTGATCGGGTGGATCTGCGGCTTGTCTTTGGGCATCAATTATATGGTCGCGCCTATTGCCGCTGGGTTCGGCATCACCATACCTCAAGCGGATATGAGCGTGATGATGCCGTTGTTGTTTGGTATGCTTGGCATCGCTGGTATGCGTTCCTATGATAAGAAGCAAGCCACCGATACCAAGTAATCTTACAGCTCTTTAATGCTGAGTGTCTTCTGCCTAACAAATGTTTCCGGCTTGGCAGGCACGACCTTCTCAGGTTGCGCCTTGGTGCGCCGCATCGGCCATTTGATTTGGTAATGCGACAGACCAATGTTTACTCGCGCCTCATCGTGGTTGCCCATCAACTCTTTGATCGTGGCCTCAGCCTGATCTATGTCAGCCTCAGCTTGTTTCTTAGCTTCCTTGGCGGCGATGAGATCCTCAAACGCTGTGAGTGCATCCGGCTGGTCGTTTAGATCCAGCGGTTCTGCGTCAGGCTCTGCCTCTGGATAGGCGTGGTTGCCATCGTCAGACGATAGCACCGGGTACATATCGCCTGTCTTGCGGCGTTTCTCAAAGTTGAGGATGGCATCCTCGATGCGCTTTTGCATGACCGCATCAGCTTCATAAACGAAGACACGCATTTCAATGCCGCGATAGAGTACGCAGACAGCGCCCCATTTATAACCGCCACACATCATCTGCGCCTGTAATTGCCAGACGCCTCGGTGTGCGGCTGGCATCTCTTCGGGCATAGCGCTGGTGGCCTTAGCTTCCAGAACGCCTATCGTGCTGATGTCAATCTCATCGCTGGTCATGCAATATATACCATTAGCGGTATCAGTCTTGATCGTGCCGTTGGCAACGCCCAGCCCATCAAGGCTGGCGGCCAGCGGCAGATCAGGGTGGAACTCCGGCTTGGTTATATTGACCTCATGATTGCGTAAGCCCAAACGTTTGGCGGCTTCATTGAGAATAACATTCTCAAGGCGGTCACCCCACTCGGTAATCTCATTGCCGTGGAACGTAGGCTCAAACTTATCGTGATCCCTCTGGATCATTTCAGATAGCAATTCGTTCTGCGTTGCGTAAGGCGATAGACCCAGCAACACTGGTATGCGTGATGCTGAAATCATATTATCAGGTGTTAGTTTACCGACCATTTTACATTCCCCCAAAGTAAGCTATTGCGCCCCACCAAGTGAGCTGTGGGTTACCAGTGATATTGAGCCAGCCCATCACAAAGACGGCGCCAGCAAGATAAGCTATGAATTTAGCCATTGAACAATCTCCCTTTTGTTAAAGAATATGTGACGTTTTAGCGTCACCTCGCGCCACGGCTTTGGCGAATTTTTTTTCCACCAACGATAAGCCTCAGCTTTGGTGGCGAAAAACATACTCGGTTCTTCGATTTGCCAGATAGTTGTTTGAGCATACATTATGCTAACTCCCGGTTGACTAGGTTACGCACAGAGGTGCTGTGCCACGCGCCACCCATTGCGGATGGAATACGAGCGTCATTCAGAGTGTCGGCAATCTTCGCAAACGACACGCCTGACTGACGTAATGTTTTAATGATGGGCATAGCCTCGACAGCAACAGTGGCTGTCTTGCCCCTACGAGCTTCACCAGCGGCTTTACCGCCTGCGTGTGGGTTAGGACTGCCCAGCTTGGTGCCACGGCGTTTAGCGGCGGCTAGGGCGTCCTTGGTGCGCTCACTGATACGGCGACCCTCGAACTCAG